CACCGTAAAATACACGCTGGTTTATTAACGCTCGTTTACCCATCTGGTTGAAGGGACCGATCTCATAAATCGGCAGAGGTCAGTTCAATCCTGACAACGAGCACTAGGACAGAAACTCTTCTGTCCACCTTGACTTCTCCAAGTCAAACCCTTATAATACTAAGGTCAACAATCAAACAAATGACTCTTACAGCAAAATTCAAGAAAGACATCCAAACTCTTCGTGGTGCCGCAAATGGCGATTTCTACCTTGATGTAAAGAATCCGAAACTCTACAAAAAGGTTCGTCGGTACTATGAAAACGAAGGTGTAGTATTTTCTGGTGATCCTCTGGATGATTATGAGATGCTTATGGAATATGTTCTTGCTGATCTTGAATCTGTTGAAGTTGCGTGATGAAAGTAATTCGGAAACCAACTGTTATTATGGAAAGATTTCCATATCGTTATGTTCAAGTTGGCACCTTAGAACTTAATGGTAAACCAGATTGTCGTATTCAAAAAGTAGACTCTTATACAGGTCGTTATCGAGATATGTATCTTTGCGATAACGAAATGCAGTTAATGACTGCTATGGAAGATTTTGAATATACAAAATGGTTAGATCCAGATATGGTTCCTTGTTACGTAAAAGATGATTAAATAGTCTCGGGATGACTATAAAAGCGCACTGGTCGGGAGCAACCCCTTATGGCAAAATCTAATGTATTTCGATACATTGGCAACATTCTTCTTTTATCAGGATACTTTTTTCTGTTATGGGGAGATATGAAAATTGGATTATTTGTAAAATGTATTGGGAATATTTTTGTCGTTCCCTTTGCTATTAAATACAAATTTTGGGATATTCTTTTCTTATGTGGTTTTTATGCTGCTATAGAAGTACCAAAACTAATCCAACTTTTCCTAGTTAGTGCAAACTAGGTGGTGGAGTCAATAGACCCTTTAAAACTAAATATCAAAAGAGTTATATTTTTCTAAAATGGCAACTAAAAAATCATCATCATAATCACAATCTTCAGCAGTTTCATCTAGTGTTTCTGAAACTAATTTGGAAAAAAGACTAGATGAACTTGAAAGTAGATTTAATGATCTTCTTTCAAAACTTCAAGAAACTCCTTGAGTTAAGTCTAGAGTTGGTGATATTTGAGGTTTTTAACTTACCTTTTTGGTGCCCGTAAGATAAGGCACATTAAATATTCTTGCTGGTGCGGATGGGACTCTCTCCCGCCTGGTTTCCAATTTCCAGTTAAAGAATTGGTGGCGAGCCTGAATGTTTTTCTTAGGGAGTTGACAACAACTCCCTTTTTTTATAAAATAAAATGAAAAAATGAAAAGGGAACTTGTAATTTCTAATTGGAAATCTGATTTGGAATGGATAAAAATATCAAATTTTCCAAAAGAAAACATTACAATTTACGATAGAAGTAATGATCCAAAAGATTGGTCTCACTTAGGAAATTTTTATTTGAGTCCGAATGTTGGGGAAAATATTTACGACATGTTTAGATTTATAATTGAAAGATACGATAATCTACCCGATATAGTCATATTCATGAAAGGAAATATGATTTATTCTGAAATAAATGGTGAGTATTATTATGCAACTCTGGATAAGATAAAACGGGCTTTTGAAATTAATACTTTCTACCCCATTGAAAGGTATCACAGTCAATGTACATATCCTAGGGTAAATGATGGAATGTATATGGAACCAAATGATAATGCATTTACTTATACTGGAATGGAGAGAAAATATTATAATACGTATAATCAATTTTTAGATGATAATTTCATAGATCCATTTTTTCCTGACTATATTAGATTTGCTCCTGGTGGAAATTATGTTGTACCAAAACAAAATATTCTTTCGTATTCAAAGGAGTTCTATAAAAAACTTCAATCTTATGTTTCTTATTCTGTTGTTCCATTGGAATCACATATTTTAGAAAGAGCATTGTACACTCTATGGACTTGTAACTATAAGGAAAAACTATGAAATATTCAATTTATGGTGGAACTGGATTCGTTGGTGGAAATTTTTGCAGAATGTATCCCGATACATCTCTACCAATTTCCAGAGATGAACGAGATCCTTTGACTAATGAAGTTATATACTTTATTTCTACAGTACATAATTATAATGTATACGAAGATTTGCATGTAGATATTGATACAAATTTAAAAGTCTTAATGGATGTTTTGGAAAAATGCAAAGATAAAGATATTGTTTTTAATTTTATTAGTTCTTGGTTTGTTTATGGAAGATCTAGACTTCCAGCAAGAGAAACTGATAATTGTGATCCTACTGGTTTTTACTCTATTACTAAAAGAGCTGCAGAGCAATTATTAATATCTTTTTGTGAAACTTTTGACGTTAAATATCGCATTCTGCGGTTATCAAATGTTTATGGTATTGGAGACAAAAAGTCTTCTTCAAAAAAGAATGCAATCCAATATATGATTGATCTTCTTAAGAAAGGAGAAGATATTAATTTATATGAAGGTGGATATGTTTTGAGAGACCTGCTGCATGTTGAAGATGTATGTAGAGCAATTAAAATGGTATGTGATTGTGGAGAATACAATACCATCTACAATATTGGTAGTGGTCAACCAGTGGCAATTCGTGCTATAATGGAAAGAGCAAAAGAATATCTAAATAGTCCGAGCAAATTTAAGTCAATTGATACTCCAAAATTTCATGATATTGTACAATCTCGTGATTTTTATTTGGACGTTTCCAAATTAAATGCACTTGGATTTTCCCCTCAAATTTCACTTGATGAAGGTATTAAAGAATTATGTCTTTGAAAAATTTGATTTCCGATTTTATTAAAACTGCAAAAGAGAAAGATGATAATCTTTTTCCATTTATTGCCAATAAAAAATCCTTTGATAAAGAAAAAGATTCAGTTTATTATTCGGGTCCTTATTGGGATGATGAGGAAATTGAAGCACTTCTTTATAGTGTTTTAAAGGGTAAGTGGCTTTCTTCGGGAGAATCTGTTAATAAATTCGAAAGAGAGTTTTCTAAAAAGTTTAATAAAGAATATTCGGTAATGGTGAACTCGGGTTCATCGGCAAATTTAGTGATGATCGCCGCACTCAAAAAGTATTTTGGGTGGGTAGATGGTGATGAAATTATCGTTTCTTGTGTTGGATTTCCAACTACAATTGCACCAATTGTTCAGAATGGTTTGGTGCCAGTATTTGTAGATATTTCGTGGGATGATTTGAACTGGGATTTAAATGAAATTGAAAAGAAAATTACTCCCAGAACTAAAGCAGTATTTTCTTCACCTGTTCTTGGTAATCCTTACGATATTGGAAAACTCAATCAAATTTGTGAAAAGTATTTTCTCGAATTGATTGCGGATAATTGCGACAGTCTTGGTAGTAAGTGGAATGGAAAGTATCTTACTGATTATGCAGTTGCTTCTTCATGTTCTTTTTATCCAGCACACCACATCACCACAATTGAGGGTGGAATGGTTTCTTCTAATATCAAAGAGATCGTAGACCTTGCTCGTAGTTTTGCTTGGTGGGGTCGTGCATGTTATTGCGTTGGTCAGCAAAATCTTCTTTCTAATGGAGTTTGTGGTAAGAGATTTGATACTTGGTTAAGTGGATATGATGAAACTGTAGACCATAAGTATGTTTTCTCAAATATGGGTTATAATTTAAAACCCACTGATTTTCAGGGTGCGATTGGATCAGTACAATTGAAAAAATTTGATGAAGTGCATGAAATTCGTCGATCAAACAAAGAGAGGTTGGATGAAATTTTTCAACGCATTCCTGGTATTCGCATTTTGAAAGAACTTCCAGGTGCAGAAACAAGTTGGTTTGGCACACCTTTTGTTTGTGATTCTATTTCTTTGAAAAGAGATCTTGTTAAATTCTTGGAAAAGAACAAAGTGCAGACTAGGAATTACTTTGCTGGAAATGTTTTGATGCATCCAGCTTATAAACATTTGGATGATTATATTCACTATCCAAATGCAAATAAAGTTTTAGATTTTGTATTCTTTATTGGATCATCTCCCACAATCAATGATGATATGATTCTTTATATTGAAGAAGTTGTTGACAAATTTATTACCGTTGCTCACCATCCAGTATGAAAATATACGATTGTTTTCAGTTTTTTAATGAGTTAGATCTTCTTGAGATTCGTCTTAATATCTTAAATGATTACGTTGATTATTTTGTCCTGACAGAATCAACGGTAACATTTTCTGGTCTCGATAAACCACTCTATTATCAAGAGAATAAAAATCGTTTTGAAAAATTTAATGATAAAATTATTCATGTGGTTGTAGAGGATACTCCAGATGGAAATCCATTTGAAAGAGATGTTTATCAAAAAAATGCAATTATTCGTGGACTTGAAAATTGTCAAGACAATGATATCATATTAACAAGTGATCTTGATGAAATTCCCGATCCAGAAATTTTCAATCAACTAGTAGACATCTGTGAGGATGATAAAGTTTATCACTTTGCACAAGATCTCTTTTATTATTACTTGAATTTAAAAGAAGTATCTGGAAATCTTCTTTCTTATACTGGTGAATTTAATAACGTTGAAGAAAAAAAATGGCTTGGATCTAAGATGTGCAAGTATAACTTTCTTAAACAGTATTCCGTGAATGAGTTGAGAGCGCCACATATGAAAGAATGTGGATATAGAATTTCTCCTGGTGGATGGCATTTTACTTATGTTGGGAGTGATGGTAGTATGACACCAGAACAAAAAATTGCACACAAAATCGAATGTGCCGCACATCAAGAATTTAACAATGATGCTGTAAAGAGCAGAATTGTTGAAAATGTAAAATCAAATAAAGATATTTTCTATCGTCCTTCAGAGTTTAAAGTTGTAAAAATCGATAGTTCATTCCCAAAATATATTAGAGATAATCAAGAAAAATATCAGTATATCATCAAATGATTATTAATGAAATTAAGCACGGCCAAGGGTTGGGAAACCAACTCTTCTGTTATGTAACAACTAGGTGTATTGCAAAAGATAAAGGATATGACTTTGGATTTCTTGGAACCGAAAATTTAGGAGATCCAAGATTTAATTCTAAAGGGTTATACTTTATGGATTTGGATCTTGGTAAAGATCCCGTAAAAGTTGATAACACTTATATTGAAAAATCTACTAGAATTAAATTGAATACTTGTCATCATGACATGACGCATGGGTGTGATGTGAGTTTATATGATGAAGGACTTGCAAATGTTGTCGATAACACTTTGATTGAAGGTATCATGCAAGATGAAAGATATTTTTATCATTATCTTGACGATATTAAAAATTGGTTGAAACTAAAACCAGAATATGATACTTATGAGTTTCATCAAGATGACATTTGTATCATGAATTTTCGTGGTAGTGAATATAGAAATCTTCATGAGTTATATCTCACTAGAGATTACTGGGTAAATGCAATTAAGCATATGATGAAAATAAATCCAGAAATGGATTTTAGGATTGTGACTGAAGATGTAGAAGCAGCAAACAAAATGTTTCCAGAAATTGAGGCATATCATTTTGATGTTGCTAAGGACTATGCCATTATTAAAAATGCAAAATATTTGATTCTTTCTAATTCTACTTTTGGATGTTTTCCTGCTTTTACTAGTGAAACTGTAGAATATGTAATCGCACCAAAATACTGGGCAAGACACAATGTGTCTAATGGATATTGGGCAACAGGACAAAATTTATATCAAAATTGGATGTGGCAGGATCGTGAAGGGTTGCTTTTTGATTATGAACAATGTTATAATGAATTTGAAAAGTATAAGGTAGAATCTGGCATATATGCTTAATTTATCAAATGTAACTCTACTTGCAATTACATCAGTTAAATTTGATGAGCATATTGTATCTTTGAAAAGAAGTATGCAACATGCTAAGTTTGCTAGAGTAGTGTTAGCAACTCATGAAAAACCAAATAATCTTCCTGATGATATTATTTGGGAAGATATTGGTAGGAAAATTAATTATGAACAGTTTAGTGAATACTGTATCTATAATATGACTAATCATGTGCATACAGATTTCTGTTTGCATGTTCATGATGATAGTTGGATTTTGCGTCCAGATCTTTGGACTGATGAATTCTTTGAGTATGATTATATTGGTGCTCCCTGGCCATTGAGTTATGAAGCATTTGTAGATCCACTTGGTCGTCATATTCGTGTTGGTAATGGTGGGTTTTCTCTTCGCAGCAAAAGACTTTTAGATGTACCAAAGCATATTCATATTCCATTTGAAGTTAATGAAGGAAACTTTTATAAGCATATGAATGCTAAATCATACAATGAAGATGGAAATATTTGTGTACATAACAGACATCTTTATGAAATGATGGGATGCAAATTCGCTCCAGTTGAAGTTGCTGCTCGTTTTGCCACAGAAAATAGCGTTCCAGAAACTACAGAATCTTTTGGTTTTCATAAATTTTTACCTTCTTGGGCACGATGATATTTGTAACTGGTGGTGCTGGATTCATTGGAAGTAACTTTATTCACTTTCTGACTCAAAAAACTGATGAAGAAATTGTCATACTTGACAAAGTGACTTACGCTGGTGATGTAAAAAATTTATACCCACTTGCTAAACATCAATTGATTAGAGTTGATTTGTGTGATATTGAAAAACTTAAAGTATTATTTTCCAAATATAACCCAAATAAAATTTTTCACTTTGCTGCAGAAAGTCATGTGGATAATTCAATCCTTAATGTGATGCCATTTGTGGAAACTAATATTATTGGCACCGTTAATCTTCTTCAACTTTCTAATTATTACAATGTTGATATGTTTCATCATATCTCAACGGATGAGGTTTATGGGTCACTTGATTATAACGATTCGTCATTTACTGAAAAAACACCGTATGATCCTCAGAATCCTTACTCCGCATCAAAAGCAGCAAGTGATCATTTCGTTATGTCTTTTCATAATACATATGGTTTACCCATAAAAATTACAAATTGCTCTAATAATTATGGTCCAAGGCAGAATGTTGAAAAGTTAATTCCAAAAACAATTACTAATATTCTTCAAGGTAAAAAAATTCCTGTCTATGGTAAAGGAGAAAATATTCGTGATTGGATTTATGTTGAAGACCATTGTGAAGCAATCTATGAAGTTTTTAATCATGGAAAAGTAGGTGAAAAATATAATATTGGTGGAGAGTGTGAAGTAAAAAATATCGATTTAATTAAAAATCTTTTGAATCTTTTAGATGCATCTGAGGATCTAATTGAATATGTTGAGGATCGTCCCGGACATGATTTGCGATACTCTATAGATAATGCTAAAATAAAAGATGAAATTGGTTGGAATCCAAAATATAATCTTCAAGAGGGATTAAAGAAAACTATCGAATGGTATAAAAATGATTACATTTAATAATCTTGGAAATCATGGGAGACTTGGAAATCAACTCTTTCAGTATGCATCAACTAGGGGAATTGCTTCTAAAAATAATCAATCATTTATGGTTCCTAAAACAGAACTTTTTGATTGCTTTGAAATGGTCGGTGCTAATATCGGCAGAAGAAATTCTCCAGTATTTCAAGAGAAACAGTTTCATTTTGATGAAGAGTTATTTTCAAAATTTCAATATGACATAGATCTCTTTGGTTACTTTCAATCCGAAAAATATTTCAAACACATTGAAGATAAAATTCGGCAAGACTTTTCATTTAAAAAACACATCTACGATCCCTGCTGGGAAATGATTAAAGAAATCCCAGAAAGGATAAGTTTGCATGTCCGTCGTGGAGATTATCTTCAAAAACCAGATTATCATCCACCATGCACAATTGAGTATTATGAACAAGCACTCTCTAAGTTTAATGATAATATTCCCGTATTGATTTTTAGTGATGATCCACAGTGGTGTAAAGAACAGGAATTGTTTTCTTTGGATCGTTTTATGATTGCCGAAGGTAATTCTGTTGAGGTTGACTTATGTTTAATGGCAATGTGTCAGTATCACATCTTATCGAATAGTTCTTTGTCCTGGTGGGGTGCATGGTTGGCAAATAGTAAATCAGTAGTTGCACCAAAGAACTGGTTTGGTCCATCCCTTCCACATAATACTGATGATCTTTATCTTGAACATTGGGAGTTAATTGATGCCTGAATTTTCAATCTGCATTCCAACATATGAGTATAATGGAAGAGGGGTTGAATTTCTTTCTCATCTTTTTGATACTTTAGAAAAACAAACACTTGAAGATTATGAGGTTATAGTTTCTGATCATAGTAAAGATGAAGAAATTTATAATTTTTGTGAAAGATCTTCAGATAAGTTTGATTTAAAGTATTTCAAAAATACTGAAAGTCGTGGAAGTCTATCTCAAAATACAAATATGTGTTTTAGATTGGCAACAGGAAAATATATCAAACCTGTATATCAAGATGATTTCTTTTATTCAAACGAAACTCTTGAAAAAATAAAAGACGTTTTTGAAACAACTTCATGTAAATGGTTGGCTACAGCTTGCAATCATTATGAAGATTCTCAAAATATTTTTTATCGTGATTTTTATCCCAACTTTGATAACCCAGTTGCAACTTTATTTGGAGAAAATTTAATAAGTTGTCCTACAGTAATTGCAACTCGTAAAGATTCTCTTCTTGAATTTGATGAAAACTTGAAGATGTTGATGGATTGTGAGTTTTATTATAGAATGTATAAAGCATATGGAATGCCATTTCTACTAAATGAAGTCCTAATGACTAATAGATCACATTCTGGTCAAAGTCAAAATCAACAAGATTTTATTGATGTAATGGAATCTGAAAGACAATATTGCTATAAAAAACATGCGGAATAAAATTATCATATGGGGGCATAAATTACATTCCCATACTCATTCATATATTCATAACTCATATTTCAAAGCATTCAAATCTTTGGGATATGATGTTTTTTGGTTTGATCGCACTGACGATGTTTCTGGTTTTGATTTTTCAAACTGTATTTTTTTCACTGAAGATCAAGTAAAACATGGAATGCCATTGAGAAATGATTGCAAGTATATTGCACATCATATACAATCAAGTTTTTTTGATGGTATTGACTCCGTATTAAATCTTGGAAATTATATTGTTGATGTTGAAAAGTTTGAAAAAATAAAGGATCAAACATATTTTGATAAAAAAACAAAAACACTTTATCAGTGCTGGGCAACTGATTTACTACCAAATGAAATAAATCAGGATGAATATTGTAAGTTTGATCCTTCAAAAAAATATGTAAATTATGTTGGATCTCTATATGAGGAAGGTCTTGAATTTGCTCAAGAATTTGGAAGTGTTCTTCAATCTAAAGAAAAAGAATTAAGACTTTATCGTGGGGTAAGTGATGAAGAAAATCGTAATTTGATTAGAAATTCTTTTTTGTGTCCCGATTTCAGAAATTATCATCATATTAAAGTTGGATATATACCTTGCAGGATTTTTAAAACAATCAGTTATGGGCAGATTGTTGGAACTAACTCTATTAATGTAAAAAGAGTATTTGGTGATTATGTGGTATTTGGATCTAACCCACAAGAACTTTATGATAATATGATTGATTATTCTTCTAACAATAAAATTGATATGATGGAAGCAATGTTATTCATAAAATTTAACCATACTTATGTAAATCGTGCAAAAACAATTTTGAAATTACTATGAAAATTTTACACCTTTCTCATCACATTGGATGCTTTAAGGATCAAGAATATGTTTTAAGTAAATTGGGACATGAGGTCACATCTCAAAAAATTCTTGAACTTGGTGAGACTCTCACTGTTATTAATCCGATAGAATCTTTTAGAATGAGTGCTCCACTTGCTAGAGTTGTTTGGAGTGAAGTAAAAGATTATCTCAATTCATTTGACGTTGTTTTAACTTCAGATACTGCTCCAGCAAGTAGAATTATTCTTGAAAATATTGAAGAATTCACTGGCAAACTTGTTATTTGGATTTGTAATCGTTATAACTATGATATTTTTGACGATCAAGAATGGACAAAATTATTTGATAAAGCAAACGATTTTCCAAATGTAAAAATTGTCCCTTACACTTTGTTTGAAAAGGTTTGGGCTGATGCTAATGGAATTCGCACCGAAAACTGGGAGGTGATTACACCTTTAGGAAAGTGGGCTGCAAATAGTGAACCCGTAGAAAAAGATAATGATGTTTGGGTAGGAATGTATTATAATGATAATAAATTCATGAATCTCAAACAAACTCTTATTGATATGGGAGTTAAGGCGCAGGGTGGAGATGGTGAAAGATATTCTGATATTAATGAGTTGAAGAGGCATTATGCTATGATCACTCTTCCAGATGCTCCTTCTAAATTGATTTGCTTTGAGTTGATTCATCTTGGTGTCCCAGCATTATTGCCAGCAAAACCCTTAATGAAACAATTAAAGAACACTGCTGGATATGGAATTCCTTTAGCACCTGCACAATTTGATGATAGTATTATTGATGTATTAGAATGGTATGATCCAGAACTTGAAGATTGTAGGTATTACTATAATAGTTTTGAAGAGATTCCCAAACTAATTACTAGTATTAAACATAGTCAAGATGTCATCAAAGAAAATTGTGAGTATCATTCACAAAGATTGGAAGAAAAAATTCTAGGTCAATGGAAAAATCTTTATAATAATCTATGAAACTTTCTGATATTAAAACTTATTATATTAATCTTGATAAACATGAAGAGAAAAGAGAATGCATGGAAAAGATGCTCTCTGGACTTGGATTTAATTATGAAAGATTTCCTGGTGTTGAGGCAGAATGGGGATGTGAAAAAAGTCATCATAAACTTCTTTCTGAAGGACTAACAGCACCTTTTATCGTTCTTGAAGATGATTGTTCTTTAAAGAATGAAGTCACTGATCTTGGAGTTCCCGAAGACATTGATTTTATGTATCTTGGAATTTCTGCTTTTGGATATTATAATGGAGATATTTCTGGTGTTTTGTATGAAGAAATTACCAATGAGATAAGCAGAGTTCATAACATGCTTTCCACTCATGCTATGTTGTATCTATCAGATAATTATGCTAGCATGGTAAAAGATGTTGCATATTATTGTGCCTATAAAGCAAATCAACATTTTGATAAATCAATTGCAGAAATGGCAAAATATTATGAAGTATATTCTTTAAATAACCCAATGTTTTATCAGGACAATTATAATAAAGAATATACCTATCATGATTTGAGAAAGTATTCTATATCTCAAAACATTAGAAAAAGTAAAGAACCGATTATTGTCAGACCAGAACCAATTAAATTCGATGACCAAAGCAATTAATACATCAACAATCAAAAAGAAGATCAAGGGATTTGGTCCAGTTTATTGGATCAATCTTGATACTGATGTTGAGAGAAAAGAAAAAACCGAAGAACTGTTTTCTTACTACAATATTCCCAATGTAAGAATTTCGGGATATGATGGAAGAACAAATGATTTGAGTGTTTATCTTGAAGGAAATATTCCTCCGCAGATGAATGCTGGGGAACTTGGATGCACCCTATCTCATCTTAAAGCACTTAGATATTTCCTTGAAGAAACTGATGAGGAAATTGCTATTATCTGTGAAGATGATATTGTCTTTGATACTGTAGAGTTTTGGCCATTTAACTGGAAGTTATTTAAAGAAAGTCTTCCTTATGATTGGGATTGTTTGCAACTTTCTATTACTAGCACTGGAAATCTAGTTGCTAATTTACATCCAAGAATTCTTACAAACTTTTGCACTGTTTGTAATGTATTTACTCGCCGATATGCACAAAAACTTGCTGATATGCATTTCAGAGGAGACAAGTATAAAATTGATAATGGTGTAAAACCACGGGCAGTTGCTGATGAAATTCTTTTCAATGCAGGAAAGACATATTCAATGCCCCTATTTGTTTATCGTTATGATTTTCACTCAAACATTCACCAAGATCATGTAGAGATTTTCCATAAGCATAATGTAGAAAACATTATGAAATTCTGGCAAGAAAACGGCAATCAAGTTCCAATTAAGACTTTATTGGATTATGATTATTATGATCATTATATGAAACCTGTTACTAAACCAAATATGGAACAAAACACTTGACATGATCCCAAAGGAAATGTTAAAATAATTGAGTCTCAAAAGAGACTTGTAAACTCAAATATGTCTAATAAACTTATGAAACAATTCATTGCTCTTGCTGCTCTTCCTATGCTGGCAGCACCTGCTATGGCAGCACCTTATGTGGAATCTAAAACTACTAGTGCTGTAGTTGATGGTGATTATACTGGTGGTCAAACCGAACTTCGTGTTGGTTACGAGCAGAAACTGGAAAATGGTGTAACTGTATTTGGTGAAATTGGCCCTGGTTATGAGTGGTCTAATGGTGGTGATGGTCAAGGAGTCGCTGTTGGTGAAATCGGTGTTAATTTTCCTATTGCAGATCGTCTGACTGGCAAAGTAAAAGTTGCTGGTGAGTATGGTTTTGATTCTGAAATCTTTGGTCTTGGTGGTGAACTAAAAGTTCGTTATACTTTCTGATATTATAAGTATCGATACTTATAAAGTTATCATTTTCTAACAAGGGTGGGTTTCTACCCTTGTTTTTTCTTTAGATTTCATATATAATATTGTAACAGTTCTTTACAAATCTATTATGACTGTAACTAAAAATGAATTTGGGCAAATGAATATGTTTGCCAAAGAACCTTCGATGTATATGACTAAGGAAGATCTTGATCGTTATGGCATCGAACCCTATGCTGAAAAAGCGGAGAAGATGAATGGACGTTGGGCAATGCTCGGTATTGTTGCTGGTGCTATTTCTTATTCTCTCACTGGGCACCTCTTCTTTGGAGTAGTTTGAGACTTGACAATGACTTCACTTTTGTTTACAATGACATCCGTTGCCTTTTTTGTTTTACTGGCAGCATCTGTTGAAAAACTTTGCGAGACTTACTAATGACCGTTTTTAATGTCACTCTTCAATCTCCTGATGGCACCGAAACTACAATCCAATGCCCTGATGATCAATACATTCTTGAAGCAGCAGAAGAAGCAGGCGTTGATCTTCCTTCTTCGTGTAAAGCAGGTGCTTGTTCGGCTTGTGCAGGAAAACTCATCTCTGGCACCGTAGATAACGAGGAGCAATCGTTCCTTGATGATGAGCAGCAGGCAGAAGGTTGGGTGTTGACTTGTGTGGCATACCCAACTAGTGATTGTGTGATTCTGACTGAGCAGGAAGAGAATCTGTGATGAATAAATTCTATCTATTTTCTAAACAATCTTGTGGTCCATGTGCCCTTGTAGACAAATACTTCAAGGCTATTGGGGACGAAAGGATTAGTGTTATTGAAAAGATTGACCTTGAAGACTTCAGTGATGTCCCCATCCCTGAAGAAAACATTGCCCTTGCTAAGAAGTATGGTGTAACTGCTACACCTGTTCTTATTATTACTGATCCCGATGGTGCTAAACTTGAGGAAAAGATCGGTGGTATGGGCATTACACAAAACATTAAAACACTATTAGATCAATACGCATGAGTGCTGATATGCTTGGGCAGTTTGCAATTGCTCTTGAAACACTTGGATGGGATAAAGATGATGATATCTCAGTTGAAATTGGTGGAGTAGCAGTCACAGGAACTGCTACTAGTCCAAATGCAAACCCAAAATGGGCAAAACCTTTTGGAACAGTCACTTATCAAAACGATGCTTTCATCGTAATTAAAAACAAATCAAGGAACCCAGTTGTTCCTTCACAATTAAATCCTGAACTTAAACAACGACACCCTTATAATGGAACACTCTCTAGCTGAACTGCTGACTTATTATGTAATCGTTGCTGCTCTTATTATTGGAGCTCCAGCAGTATTTTTTACAATTGTTTTTATGCCCGCACTTATGAATACTAAGGGTGCAGTTGTTGGTTACAAAATTCACCGTGATTATGGTGAAACATATATCTATTCTAAAGTAAAATAAAGGAGAAAAACAATGAATGAACGAGCAGAACGTATTAATGGTTGGGCAGCAATGATTGGTATTGTTGCTGCAATTGGCAGTTATGCCTTTACGGGGCAGATTATTCCGGGTATTTGGTGATATGGAGGTAAAAATGCGTAAAGAACAATATGAAGTTCCTCAGATTCAGTTTATTTTTCGTGAGGCAGGAGAGTTTGTAACTCGTACTACTTCTGAACTGTTTAACAATAAAAGAGTGATTATTTTTTCACTGCCAGGTGCATTCACTCCTACTTGTAGTGCTTATCAACTTCCTGGTTTTGAAGAGAAGTATGAAGACTTTAAAGCACTTGGTATTGATGAAATCTATTGCATCTCTGTAAATGATGGATTCGTAATGAATGCCTGGGCACAAGATCAAAATATCAAGAATGTAAAACTTATTCCAGATGGCAATGCATATTTCACACGGTCTATGGGATATCTTGTCAGTAAATCTAACCTTGGTTTCGGTGATCGGTCTTGGCGTTATGCTGCAGTGGTGGAAAATGGAATCATCGAAAAGATTTTCGTTGAAGATGGTTTCCGTGACAACGCAGACACCGACCCATATGAAGTATCGACACCAGAAAATGTTTTTGAATATGTGAAAACTACTGTGAAGGTTGGTACTACTGTTTAAATATAAAATAAAATAAGTATAAAGCACCTCAATGAGGTGCTTTTTTTATAAATATCTTCAGTGTTTAAGAAATATCCGATGACCTTAGATCTTCATAACTTTTTCAAGTATTATGATGATAGTAATGCGAACCATGTGGCAGCAGTACAATGGTTAGAGGATAACCTACCTGCTCAGTTCCTTGATGATGCAGAGACTGATTGGATTGGCATTTACAGAACAAAACCACCAACTCCAGCAGTTCTTGCAGTTCCATACTTTAACCAAGTAGATAACTACAGAGATGCACATAGAACTTGCAACAGTTCGTCATGTGCTATGTGTCTTGCTTTCCTCAAGCCAGGAAGCATTAAAGGTGATGACGAATACGTTAAGAAAGTATTCGCAATTGGTGACACAACTGACCATTCGGTACAGACAAAGGTTCTGGCAGGTTATGGTGTTAAGTCACACTTTAGTTACAATTTATCTTTTGCTGATATCGATAAAAGTCTGGACGCTGGGAAGCCCGTTGTTATTGGCATACTCCATAGGGGTTCTCTTTCTGCACCTACTGGTGGGCATATGTGTGTTGTAATCGGTAAGACACCAGACGGAAAAGGTTATTATGTCAATGACCCCTATGGTTCATTGAACGATAACTATACTGGTCCTGTGACTAACGGTAAAAAAACTATCTATACCAAAGCAGTTCTTAAGCACCGTTGGTGTCCAGGAGGCAACGATGGATGGGGCAGAATCTTCGATTAATTTCAAAAGAAAAATTCTGAAGGTCATAAAGGACCTTACAGATAATGGAAAACAAGTAGAAGCAAACGAACTTTATCAACGTTATTTCGGAGACAATCATGGCAAGAATAGACCTTCATAATTTTTTCAAATTTTATGATGAAAAAAATTCAAATCATGTAAAAGCAGTACAATGGTTAGAAGATAACCTACCTGTTAAATACCTAGAAGATAATATTGATTGGGCAGAAATTTATAGAGGAAAAAAGCCTAGTGCTGCATCAGCATCCACCCCAGCTGCTGCAGCTCCTGTAACAGGTGGTGATGATGTCCCAATGATGGGCATTAAACTTATTAAGGAATTTGAGGGATGTCATCTTTCGGCATATCCTGATCCTTTGAGTGGTAATCTTCCAATTACTATTGGTTGGGGATCAACTCGTAAGAAGGATGGTTCACCATTTAAACTTGGTGACAAGATCACTCAGGCAGAAGCAGATGATTTGCTGATTAGTCAGTGTAAGAATCAGTTTCTCCCCGCACTTCGCAAAATACCACATTGGAATGAGATGTCAGATGGACAAAGAGGCGCTTTGCTCAGCTTTGCTTATAATCTTGGTGCCGGTTTTTACGGTGGTGATAACTTTAATACTATTACTAAACGCTTGAAAAATAGAGAGTGGAACCTAGTTCCTGATGCACTTTATCTCTACCGCAATCCTGGTTCAAATGTAGAGGCAGGTTTAGCACGTAGAAGAAAGGCAGAAGGTGAAGCCTGGAAAAAAGGATAAATAGTTACAATCATAACTGATTCTTGATCTTAAATGGTCTGAATCTACATAGTCCGAGTCCTCTGTGATTCGGTGAATACTTTACTTTTAAACATAACTTCGGTTTGTTTTGTTTAGTACACACTGAACTCATAGAGGATTTTTATGCTTTACGCTACAAAGGCGCTTGCTGTAGCGTCTGCTCTTTTAATGGGGGCACCAACAGCATTCGCAGATACAATTTCTGGTACAGATTTTGAGACTGGAGATACATCGGGATGGAACACTGGAACTCAAACGGGAACCTTAGATAGCACAATCACTGGACAGGGAACTGGTGTGAGTGTTGTTGATAATCCAGTTATCTTCAATGCTGATTCTTTCCCCGCAGTAGGAAGTCCAACATTACAAGATGGTTCTCCTAATCCATATCACGCACCCGCAGTAACACCAACAACTTGGGAGTTTGCTCCTTATGGAACTGCTGGTGCTGCACTACAACCAAACGGTCAACAAACATTTAACCAAGCAACAGAAGCACTGGGATTAACGCCAGAACAAAATCAAGCAATTAAAGACCTTCTTATTCAACAACAACAAGCATCAGGTCTCGGAAATCCAAATCCAACTGATGCTGCTTGGATTACAAAATCAGTCACCTTAGAGACTGGAAAAATCTACACAATGTCTTGGAACTACATTGGAACTGACTATGTTCCTTTCAATGATGGTTCCATTACTTCACTTGTTTATCAAGGTGCAGGTTCATCCCCATCAATCACAGTTAATAACCAACTTCAAAATTATGCACTTTTAGGATTTACTAATCCTGGAACTGGAGATTATTCTACTGGTTCTTTTGGTTCTACTGGATGGCAGTATTCAACTTATCAAGTAGGTGCTAATGGTGATTATCTCTTAGGATTTGCAGTATTCAACCTTGGAGACACCGCACTATCACCAGTTCTTTTAGTTGATAGTCAACCTGGAACTACAACAGCAAATGGTGAAACCTTTACTCCTGTTGCTCCAAACAATCCAGATGCCCCATCTGTTGATGAGGTAGCACCAACTCCAGAACCTACACCTGAACCAGAACCCACTCCAGAACCTACACCAGAACCAGAACCCACTCCAGAACCAACTCCACAACCACAATCACCAACATTATTGAACTCTGTAACTGTTCCTGCACCAGGACTTCCAGTTGTTGTTACCACAGAAGTAACACATAAGGCATCTGAGAAGGATGGAGTTCAAAAGATTAGAAGAGACTTTGCAACTACAACTCAAACTCCATTATTAAAGCAAGATACTTATAGTGATGGAACAGTTGTAAGTTCTTTACTCCTCTCAGTTGATACTCAAAATACTCACGATGTTCTTTCTGGACGCACTGACCAGTATGAAGTTTTAGATAAGATTGGTGGTGGATTACAAAATCTTCTTATCCACGAACCATCCAAACCAACCACAGACAAAGTAAGAGTATTCAGCAACAACTATTATGCATGGTCTTCTGGTGATTATGGATATTCTGGTAAGACTTTAATCATTGGTGGTGGATTAGAGATTGATATTAAACCAACCTGGACGATTGGTGGTCAATATAATAATATGAATATTGATTTAGGTGGAGTTGATAGCACTTCTAAACTTCTCAAGAGCCATTTTGGAATATTCAATATGTTCCGTGGAAATACATTTTCACTCTTAACAAATGCTGGATATTCCCAGAACAAATATAATGTATCCAGAAATGTTCAAGGTGTCTTCAATAATGAAAGTTCAACAGAAGGAAAAGAGTGGTTTGTAAATAACAGACTATTCTGGCATCTTAATAAGAATGTAAGACCATTTGTTGGTTACACTGTTGGTAACTATCAGAGAGATGGATTTACTGAAAGTGGTTCAGTTCAATCTAGAAGAACTGTTGATGCCATAAACAAAACTTCACATTCTGGTGAGGTAGGTCTAAATATTTCACACCGTTTTGGTGGAAAGAAAAAGGATTTATTTGGAGTAACTGTTGGTGGTTCTTATCAGACTAGTGGATTGATTGAAGCATCTGCTTCTGTTGATTATAAAGAGATGGTTGTTATTGAAGGAATACATCAGATTAACGATGGAGTTTCTAACACAGCAGTGTCCGCAAAACTTAAATTTAAGTTCTAAAATCCTAAATAACAAAGACATCATCGCAGGAACTGATGGAAAACAAAAGGGAAAAATGTATGAGTCAGATTATTCGTATTGCGATTTTGGGTTGGTCTGCCGCACTACTGACAGCAAGTTATGCTGGTGCTCTCGCTAAGATGGATCCTACCTTTATTGCAACCGTATTTACTGCCTCTGCTGCAACTTTTGGTATTAACACGATGAAGAAGGGTGGTGACGATGATGATGATAATAAAGAAAAGAAAGAAGAACAAAGAACTGAGTATGTAATTACTCCTTCTGAACCAGCACCTATTTGGAATGAAGAAGTTGCGTCTGCTCCTGCAAGAGATGCATCTCTTGAAGAAAGAGTAGAAGCACTTGAAACAAAAGTAGAAGGTGAAGAAGGTGAAGGTTTTGTAACACCTCGTAGAGGAGACCTTTGATGTCTAAGTCACCTAATAAGGGTAAGAAAGGTTCTTCTGGTAATAAAAAACAGAATCAAGGTAATGCTACTGCTAAAAAAGCAAAGAATGGAGGTAAGAAAAAGTGATTGATTTGATTGCTTTTATGATTGTTGGTTATGTAGAAATTGGACCTGGAAGTTGTCAAGTTGAATATCTTCGTTACAATGAAATACATTCACTCATAATCCCATGCCAAGAGAATGGAATACTCCCAAGAGGGAGTGTTGGAATGCTCCCATCCATAAAATACTTCAAGCTATAGATAATCACACCCGTCTTTTTATGGAGACGGGTGATTTTTGGCACGAGGAGCAAGCCCAGATGTTAAGAAAATATGTAAAAGATTTGAAGGTATGGATACATAAACAAGAGGGATGGTGGAATGAATGAATTTCCTTGGGGAGTTGTTATAATTTTATCCTGTGGTCTTGCCTTTACAGCATATTGCATTTACTACATATTAAATCTAGCACATAAGGAGATGAACGATGAAACATTTAAGTCTGATACTATCCCTCACAAGTCTGAGCATTAGTGCTGCGATTGGTGTGGGAGCATACATCACTTATCAAAAAGCACAGAAGATTCTAGATAATCCAGAAGAGTTTGTTGGAAGAGTTGTAGAGAAACAAGTCAATAAAGCTTTTGAAAAATTACCCATTCCAAAACTAAATAGTGAGAAGTTTAGATTACCATTCTGATGGATAAGGATCCATATATTTACAGAATTAAATCAGTTCTTAGGGTTATAGATGGTGATACTATTGATGTCGATATTGATTTGGGTTTTTCTATTTCTCTTAGTAAAAGAGTTCGTCTTGCTGGTATCGATACTCCTGAGAGTAGAACAACTAATCTCAATGAAAAGAAACTTGGTCTTGAAGTTAAAGAGTGGCTTAAAAATAAATTAGAAGGGCAGAAAGATATTATTGTAAAGACTGAACTTCCAGATAGTACTGAAAAGTATGGAAGAATTCTGGGATATTTGTTTATTGGTGATGATGAAGTATCTGCTGTAAACAGAAGAAAGTCTATTAATCAGATGATGATTGAAGAAGGATATGCTTGGACTTACTCTGGAGGAACTAAAGTTAAAAACTTTGAAGAATTGAAAGAAATTCGCAGGGCAAAAGGAACTCTTGTAGAATGAAACTTTTCATCTTAGATATTTTAATAGTTCTAAGATTACTTACAAATGACGGCATTATACTTGAGAATAAAAGACCTATTCCCAAGAGACAACCACCAGAGATTATTCGTTTTGTTAGGAGACCAGCACGAAGAGGACGCAAAAAATCTTTACAATTTGATAATAAGTTGTTAAATAGTAAAGATTTGTTTAAGGTGTTACAAAATGACATCAGCACCAGCAAAGAAACCTGAAAAGAAAAAAGCAGAAAAGGATAATATCTTTTTGGATATTCTTTATAATATCGTAGTACAAACTCCTATTCTTATTATTTCTTGGATTGTTTCTAGGTTTGATTGGGATTAAATTGAAAACTTAGCAGATAGTTTCTTCGCAATTTTTTTAGCAGGGGCAAAGAGAGGTTTAAATCTCTGTTGCCCCTCTTTTGTAAATTTATCTGCGATTACATCATCAATAATAATTTTGTTATCAATCTCATAGAGAGCATTGATTTCAACTTGGTCACGGATATATTGTTCTACATTTGTAACTTGTTCTACAAGACGAGTTCCCTCAGCAGAGTATTCAAAAATATCAATATGTCCACTTTCTGCTAAGACGTAATGTAGAACTGGTTTAACTTGTTTGATTTTGATTTTGAATTTATTCTTTGTTGCTTCTTTAATGATTGGTTCAGCAGCATTTTTTAAAGCATTAAGTGCTGTGGTAGCAACCATCGTAGATGCTGTGGTGACTACTGCGACAGCACCAGCCGTAGCAACAAGAGAAGGATCAGGTAAATTAATATCGGTTCCAAGGACTGTAAAGGTTGGTTGAGGTTTATCTGGTTGTATTTCTGTTTGTGTAACAGGTGGTTGTGTAGGTGGTTCTACAAATTGTTGAGGAATATCTGGTGCTTTAGTATTAGGTAATCCTCTTGGTTTATCCTGTTGTTGCTGTTGCTGTGCTTCTTTTTCAGCACGAACAGCAGCATCAAATTCTTCTTGAGTTGGAACGTCAACAACAGGATACTTAAATGAAGGGTCAGGCATTTGAAAAACTGGTAATGCTAGACCCCTAACAATTGGAGTTTCAACACTTTTAGAAACTGGTGGTTCTATTGTTGGAATAATACTTGGACCACTAATTCTAATATCAGTGCTTTGTATCTCAATTGGTTTTATTTCCATTCGCAACATCCTTTACATTTGGATATTTCACAACGACATCAGCACATATTTTTGCGTATGGTGATTGTGGATGAAAACTGATTCCTGCTTTAAGTGCTTCTCCACACTTCAGCAATCTAACAAGTTCAAAATCCAGTCGTGCTTTATCTGCTTCTGCTTGTTGTCTTGCGATTTCTACTCGTGCTCTTGATTTACATATCTCTGTAAGACTTCCATCAAGAGGAAAGTTAAAACCAACTGAGATTCCACTATTTGCACTATGCGATTGGTATGTTGATGGGTCAGCATTACCATTTAAACTTCCCATAGCAAAAGGAGCAACACTTAGGGTCGGTCCCTGACAACTAACTCCCGACCCATAAGTATTGATTGCGTATGGACCTTGTAATACTTGAACAGCTTGATTAGTAACATTTCCTGTAGCACTAGCACTAGGACCAGCAATATTAGTATTACTGGGAGTAGTTTGTGCGAGTGCTGTACCACTAAGCATTATTGAGTAAAGACCGATATGGAGTTTGTTGTAGAATCTTCTATGGTGGTTCTTTCGATCCATGTTTCTTTAGATATCCCAGGTCCAAGTGTGGTTTCACTAAACTGGAACGGAGCACCAGGAGTCATGATGCTATAATTTGTTCCTGGTTTTGGAGTTCCTGGAATGTTTATATTCGTTCCAGTTACTGTATATGATGTTCCAGTTGAATACTCTATTTGTTTAATTGTCTCAACAATTTCAGTATAAGATTTCGTTTCCGATGTGATTGTTCCTTTGGTAAAGTTTGGAACAACAGTATTTGCTAGGGAATCATTATGAAAAAACCCTAGCAAGAACAAGCCTGCTAGGATTCGTTTCATTTGAATACACTCAGTTCAATAGTTCTTTGACCTGTTGCAGTTGTGCCTGCACCACCAGCAGTAATGGTAGGAACACCAGTAGCAGATAGAGTTCCTGCAAGAGAACCTTTATCTCCACCAACTTGAGTTACACTATCTCCATAAAGATTTGGAGTTCCAATTACACCAGTCGTAACGGTTTGGTCAGTTACGACAGCATCTGCGGCATTAAAACTTTCTGAGAAAGTAAATGCTTGACCTGCAGTATTAACATCATAGGTTCCAGCACCACCTACACCACCGAAGGAAGTTGCTTGAATATTTGTACCTGAAACGGAATAGGAAGCACCGATTCTTGTTGATTGAACAGCAGCACCATCAACTTTCAATTGAACGGAATCAGTGATTTTTGATGTAATTTCAGCAGCATTAACTGGGATTGCGAAGAATAACGAAAAGGCTAATAGAAGTCTTTTCATTTTCTTATGTTGT